TCAGATCATTGAATGTTTTTACAAATACTTCTTTTTTGCTTATTTTTTTATCAATAAGTTTTTGTATATCAGGGTCTTTCATGGTATAGATATCCATAAACTTTTTTGCCATCTTTGGTGTAACTTCGACTGTTGATCCATCGTCAAATTTTATTGGAAACTTCTTTAGGTCATTGCGACTGGCAATATTGTCTAAAACTCTTAGTGGACGACTTTGGAAAACATATTCTTGAAGTGTTTCATCTTCTGGCAAGTAATCTTCTGACTCTGTCTTTGTTTTTCGGCTATTAAAATAACTGTCCATCTCTTGATCTATAGTCGGTAACTCTTTTGAAAAGCCTGATTCATTGCTTATATCAATTTCAACATCTTGTTTGATACGTCCGCCACGTTTGTTTTTGTAGGTTTGATACTGTCTCAGAGCTCCTACAAGTGATTCCATAGCACCTGATTTGTATATTACATACTCAAGGTTCTCATAGTTCTCATCATCTAGCATGTCTGACAGTGTTCGTAGTTTATCAGCAAGGTTGCGTTTAATACCTTCTTCGCCATATGCACCCATACCACCAGCAGGTATTATATCTACTGTGTCACCTTTCTTGATGATTCTTGTTTCTTCAACTTCATTTGGCTTTTGTATTGAACCCATTGGCATTGCTATAACTTCTTTTTCTTCTGCAAGTACGTTATTAAATATTTCAATTGCTTTGCTTGCTACAGGAGCACTGCTCATTGGATACAAGTTGTTTACTAAGTCCATCTTCTCTTCATCACTCATGCCTGCCCACTTAGCACGTATCTCAGTGGCACTGGTCATGCCAGGACCAAACTGTACTGTTGGCAAATAGGTCATAAAGCCATGTTGCTTCATGTTCTCAGGAGCACCTCTCTTTAGTGGTTGCAAGTAACTTGCACTTCCATCTTTCTTAAAGCCTCCTGGCAATGGTGATACGCCAGAGTCTTTGTCTGAACGTACAAATATCAACTGTGTATCTTCAGGATTGTATAAACCTGTAATTTCTTTTGGTTGGAATGGTGATTTAACTTGCACAAATCTGTGTGCAGGAATACCTGCTATACCAGCAAGTTGTTTTTTTAATTTGAATGGAAAAGGTCTGTTGCTTTTATCATCAGTTGCGGCAATGAATACATCTGCCTTTGGAAATTTTGCAACTGCGGCATCATATAATGCTTTGTGTCCTGCATGGAAAGGGTGAAACCCTCCTGGTATGATGACTAATTTTTTTAACATAACTGTTCCTAGTAACTCATTGTAATTGGGCCAATTGTACCTTCGGTAAAACCAATTGCCACTGCTCTAACCCACGTGTATTTGCCGTATAAAGTAATGCTTAATCCAGTAGTTGATGTAAGACTTGAGAAGTCAGTACTATCACCTGGAAACGTGTAAACGTCTGCCCAGTCGGTTGCAATATTGTAAGGAATTTCACCAGTTGGGTCTGAGGTTTTTGGGTCTGTATCTAAACTTGCTTGTATAATTACCTGCCCTGGATAATCGTTACACACAAAAAGTATGTTTTGGCTATCACCTTGTCCATTATAGTATCCGACGCCTTTTTGTCGTGTTCCTATTATAGTTGATGCGGTACCAACTGCGTAGGTTGTTTCTGGAAATAGAACAAGACTGCTTGACTTCATACTACTCTGCTTTTGTTAGTTCAACAAGAACGTTTGCACTTCCGCCTTCAGTTGCTAGTTGCGTAATTACTGCTTCTAACTGTGAAATCGTGTCAGCAGTTAGTATGTCTCTTGCAGGAGCATCGTCACGTACTAGTTCGCTAAGTGTTATTGTAATTGATGTTGTGTTTATCTTTGCCATGCTGTTATTTATCGCTTTCTATTCTTGTGACTCGTTCATGGTTACTATACCATTTGGATCAACATATGCATCAGCTGGAGAACTTTTTGCTTTGGTCTCTAGAGTAATTTTAGCCTTTTTCCCTTTAAACCAAACATCTACAGTTACGTGTACATTTTCTAACTTTTCAAACAGTATTTTTTTACTTAACGGAATCTTAACTAGTTCATCAATCTTGCGTCCTAAAGGTCTAGCACCCATCTTTGGATCGTAACCTACACTCACTAAGTGATCTATCATTGCTTCGGTTACAATTATATTGATGTTTTTAGGTTTCAAATTTGCACGTAGTTCGTTAATAAATTTTGCAACAATCTTTTTAATTGCCATTGGCTCCAGAGATTTAAACTTTGTTATCAAGTCTAGTCTGTTTCTCAGTTCGGGTTTAAAGAAATCTTTTACTGCTTTGTCTTCGCTACCTGTCTTAGATAAGTCTTGTCCAAATCCAATGTTGTTGTTTTCGTTATCTCTAGCACCTAAGTTTGAAGTCATAATAATTACACAGTTCTTTACATCCACAGTTTTGCCATTTGATCCTGTGATCTTACCTTCGTCCATCATCTGTAAGAAGATGTTTGCAATATCAGGATGTGCTTTTTCAATCTCATCAAACAGTAATACACTATAGGGGTTTTTGCTTACGTCTGATATCAGTTTTCCGCCTGATAAATTTGAATCATTATAGCCTACAAAACCCGGAGGAGCACCTAGTAGACTCGATATAGTGTGTTTGTCTTGGTACTCACTCATATCATATCTTAATAAGTGCATGTCTAGGTTGCTACTTAACAACTTAGCAAACTCTGTTTTTCCTGTACCAGTAGGCCCTAAAAATAAAAATGCACCCATAGGACGATTTGGCGTGCTTATTCCTGCATAGTTTACATACAGTCTTTCTAACACCTCATCAATCACATGGTCTTGTCCAAATAGTTTCTGTTTGATATTTGCATCAAGTTCTTTGACTCTATCACTGACATCACTAGATACTTTGGTTTCTGGAATATTAGCAATACGAGACACCTGTACATCAATTTGACTTGCAGTAACAACCAAACCTGGCTGATCTTTTACTCTTTCTGTTGCACAAGCACCGTCGATCAAATCTATACTTTTATCTGGATTTTTTTTGTCGTTCATGTAACGGGTGGCAAGATCAACAGCTTTCACTATAGCAACATTGTCAATTTGGACACTGTGAAATTTTTCTAGTCTTGGTTTTAGTCCTTGAAGTATTTTTATAGTTGTATCTTTGTCTGGTTCATCTATGCTGACTCTATAAAAACGTCTCATCAACGCACGATCTTTTTCGAAACTTTCGTAGAATTCTTCCCATGTTGTACTTGCTATTACTTTTAGATTGCCTTTGGTTATAGCAGGTTTAATCATGTTTGAAAAGTCTAAACTGCTTCCGCCGGTAGATCCAGCACCTTTCATTGTGTGTGCTTCGTCTATAAACAGTATACAATTCTTTTTAGATTCTAGTGCAGAAATCACATCTTTGAGTTTTTCTTCAAATTCACCTCTGTACTTTGATCCAGCCAGCAAACTTCCTACTTCTAATCCCCATACTTCAAAATTGTGTAAAAACTTTGGCACAGTGTTATCTTTGATTCTAGTAGCAAGTCCTTCTGCAATAGCAGTCTTACCTACTCCGGGATCACCTACCATCAACACATTACTTTTAAAACGTTTTGCTAATACTGTGACTATCTCTTCTAGTTCAGATTCACGACCAATCACTGGTTCTAGTTTGTCTTCTTTTGCCATTTTGGATATATTAATACAGTGTTCTTCTAGGATGTCGTTTGCTTGATCAACTGTGATAAGATCTTGTTTATTTGTTTTTGAATCATTCCACTGTTGCCAGTGCATAGTAAATTCTTTTTTATCTAGCCCGTGTTTAAGCATGAAGTAACTAGCATGACTATTTGTTTCTGCCATAATTGCAAGCCATAGATCGATGGTAGCCATTTCACGTCTACCGCTAAACATTACCTGTGTTAAGGCCCTATTAAATACTCTTTCCAGTGCGTTTGTTTTTTTAGGATCTTTCTTTTTAGCACTACTAACCAGCATTGCTTGACTATCAATGAATAACTCGAGATCTGTCGCGATAGCAACTGAAGATGACCCATATGAATCAATGCATCTTTTAAATTTACTATGTTTTACTAATGCTAGTGTTATGTGCTCGACTGTTACATATTCGTGGTGTTTGCCAGCTGCAATTTTGTGAGCTTGACCAAGTATTAATTCAATTTCTGGGCTAGGTTGCATATCTGTCCTTTATTATTGTATTTATTAAGTGTGTTGCTTGATAGCACGAATTACTTCGTCTGGTATATCACGTGGTATATGTGCTTTTAATTTTACGAATATATCTCCTGGGTTGTGTCTAATACGGTGCACTCCGCATGCGGCTAATCTCATAACACTGCCAGGATTTGTTCTTGGAGGTATATTTAAATTATAACTACGTCCAATTATATCAACTACTTTTATTCCTCCGCCAACTATCAAGGTCCAAATATCGACAGACTGTTCAGTGTGCATATCATTACCATGTCGTTGCCAGTTTGGATGCGGTTTCAGTCTATAGTGAATTACAAGATCAATACCATTTGGACCTAGTTTTGGATAACGTATGTTTTCTCCATCAACGACTCCAGGAGGGACATCAATTTCTATTGTATTTTGTCCTGATTGCATTTGCAACGCAAGAGCACGTTTGCCACCTTGCATTGCATCTGCTAGATCAATTGCCATGGTAATTCTTGCTTCTTTTGGACGTTGTCTTGCGTTTGGATTCATGCGTTGACCAAACACATTAAATATAGTTTCAAAATCAAAAGGTTGACCTTGTGTATGACTGAATCCAAATCCTTGTTGTTGCGGGTCTGTAGTTCCAAAGTGATCAAATGCAGAACGTTTTTGCGGATCTTTAAGTGTTTCGTATGCATTGCTTATTTTGGCAAATGCGTTTTGATCGCCACCTTTGTCTGGATGATTTTCCATAGCAAGTTTGCGATACGCTCGTTTGATGTCCGCCTCAGATGCATTTTTCTCAACACCTAATGTACTGTATGGATTACTCATGTATATATTTTACTTGGTTTTTTGGGTTTTGTCAAGTTCTTTTGTTACGGATTTTTCATAGTATAAAATTATCTTATTCTGCTCTTCAATATATAATTTTATTTCTTCCATATTAATTGCAAGTGCTTCAAAACTTTTTGGATCTAATGCATACACAACAAAACTGCCTTGCATCTTCTTAATGCGTTCAATTACTTCCGTAATGTTTTTTTCTGTTATTACAACTATGTTTGCATCCTTAAGACTCAATACGTCTGGACGTGGCACAATCTGAACTGTTGGTGTATAGACCTCAACTTTTGTAACAACTTCTTTTTCAGGTCGCCAAGAGCAACTACTGCTTAACAGTAACAGACTCAATAGACTTGAAAAAACTATCAATTTTTTCATTTATTCTCTTCTCTGATTCGTTAGGATCTGCTAGACTATTTTTTACAAGATCTGTGTTTGCTAATAAATCTTTGATAACTGTATTTGCCTTACGAGCTTTTTCCAAGTTGTCTTTAAGTTCGTTTGACAACTTTGCTTGTTTTTTAGCATTCTCATTCATAGCATTTATTTTTGCTTCAAGACTTTTGTTACTTGATTCAAGATTGGCATTATTAGTTCGCAGTGTTGCAATACGTGATTGTGTATCTTTGTAATAGAGATACACTCCGTAACCGCAACCTGCAAAAAGTGCAAGTACTATTATAAGTGCATATATTCTAGCCATTAGTCGTCAATCTGTATTGCTCTCATACGTGCTACTAATCTATCTGCACGTTTTGTTACTTGTCTATACCAAGCACTATCAACCATTTCGTCAGCGGCTGAGTTCCAATCACGTGCATCTACTCCACGTTTCATTCCTTTAAATTTGCTTAGTCTTGGACGACCCATGTTAAACATCATATTTGCAATTATTCTTTGGGCTTCTTCTGGCAATTCATCGAAGTTATCATATAAGATTGTGCAGTCGTCAAGCACCGATTTAACGTCTTGGTCGAAGGCGTCATTACATCTATCTTCTGAGACAGGTGTTCCAACTTCTTGTCCATGTTCAGGATCACTATTAAGCACCAGATGACCAATACCGAAAGTAGGCAAGCCGAGATGGTCGAGGTATATTTTATTAACTGATCCTTCGTCATATGCGATTTCCTCTCTTAATTTATCAATATCCATTTTGGCTCTCCTTTGTTATAATGGTATTTATGTACTTTGCGGCCTCTGCATGTGCTTCTTCAAGTGGATGCCCGTTTGGTCCTAATTTAAAACTGTTATGCTTTGCCCATTCTAAGAAACTCATACCTTCAAAATCTGTAATGTGTATTAATATTTGTTGTTGTAGATTTGATATTGACGTTGTCCACTTATTGGAGACAGTAGAGCCTGGAGGTCGCATATTATGAAAGTTAGCACTATAATGTGGATCTACACAAGTCATAATAAAATTAATGTTGTTTTGTTTTAATAAAGAAATAGAACTGTGCATCTGTTGCAAGTTCCTATACAAGTTCCAAATATCACTGTCTAAATTACGGTAAAAATAATGATCTAACTTGTTCTCATGACGTGGATGAGTTGTTTTCCAAAGGTCTGTCTCAGTATCAACATAATCAAATCTTTCAAACCATGTCCAATTTACAATAACCAACGTATCTTGTTGAAGTTTATCAGCAATTTTCCAACTTATCCATTGATTGCCTCTGCCACCAAGTGCATAACATTCGTAGTCGCATTTTAATAATTTTGCAATTGAAGCAGGCCATGTAGATTTGCTGTACTGAAACGGAAACAAATATTCGTTTAGTTCATCTGGACAATCAGCCAGCTCATCACCGCGAGTAAAACTATCGCCAAAAGCGATAACTTTTTTATAGGGCATTTACATTCCTGCGTTTGCTAATAAATTCTTTATGTCTTTTGCTTTTACTTTATTGTATATAGTCTTGGGAGGGATACCGGCTGCAGTTCTCATCTCATTGAGTTCAAATTGCTCACGGTCTCTATAGGTTTTTGGTGATGTTGGTACAATTAGGTTAAACTGTTCTATAGTAAAAGGCATCTCTTCGCCTTTGTAACCCATGGTCCATCCATCGCCTTCGTATTCTGTTAGAGTATTAAAGTCATCTAACAAATTAGCTAAATTATCAGCAGTGTAATTTCTGCGTTTTAATTCTATGTATACTAGAAATCTATTTGGTTTTACTTCACCTGGGCTCATGTCAGCGTCTAACACAAAGTCATAGCCTTTTTCAAACCAGTTAACCAAATCAACAGCTGCTTGTCTATCTCTAACATAAAAACTTGCAACAACAATCTCATCGTCATCGCCCATTTTACTTGAGAAATCATCGATATACATTGTGTTCTTCAGCATACCAGCTAGGTCTTTGTAGCCTAGCCCTTCATTTAAATTAAACTTGGACATCGATATTTGTATCCATTTCTGCTTGTGCGTCTGTGTCCATAACTGCTTGTTGATCCAAGTCTGCACTGTATGCATCATCTAGATCCTGCAGATCAACTGTTTCATCTTCTAGTTCAATTGAACCAGTTCTTATATCACTCATAAGACTCTTTGGCATGATAATTTCTACCAGCCATATGTCTTTTTCAATTAGTCTTGCAACCTTTGTGCCTGCTTTGAAGTCGCTTGGATTTTTTACTTTCACAGGAACTTTCATCTTGGTCTTTTTCCACTTGACTTCGCAATCAAAAGGCAGTAGACGCATTGCTCCTCTTGGGTCTGGCATAAGTTTTTGTGGCCATAAAAATGTACACGATGTTTTGTACGTACCTTGTTCTGGCCCTGCTACTAGTTCGCCTAGTTCCCAATTGCGAAATGCAAATATATCTAGTTCATTTAGCACACGCTCAAAGTCCAGCAGTAATTGCATACTACCATCACTCATGTAAATACCTTTGATATTGTCCGCAATCATCCAGTAGTCGGAACCGTCTTTGAAAAATTCAGAATCGCTTAGTGACATGTGTGGCCTTTTGCTTTTACGTTAACAGTATTTAGCCTTTTTGCTTGCTTACCAATTTTTCAGTAACCAGATATAAGCTGGTGCAGTAAATTTAAAAATTACTTTTCCATTCCATCCTAAGTAATTATTATACGTTGTAGTTATCGGATTGCTTGTGCCGTTAGAATCATGATAATATACACAATTGTCAATTAATAATTGTTCAAGTTTGCGTCCATCCAGGGAAAAATTGTTGGTCATTAGTGCAGCATCTCTTAAGATGTTTCCTTTGTTGTCAATAATTGTGTGCTCAAGTGTTTTGCCTGACATTTCCCATGATAGTTCTTGGTCTTCATCTGTGTGCTCTAATACAATATTAACCTTTTTTAGGTACGCAACGTGGTCTATGTGGTACACAACTTTTTTGTTGTGATACATTGTAAACGTCAATGGTACTGTATAATCACTACTAGATAAGTTAAACGTTACTGGTACTTTATGCATTGCACGTTCCGCAAGTAAACTGACAAACTTTAAAGTTTGCAAAATTGTTTACAAAGTTTTTAGTTTCTTGACTTTGGAGTACTTGTGTAATTGTTGTAGTGTTTATGTTGTAGTTTTCTTTGTTTAGTCCGAATGGCGTTTTATAATAAAACCTAAAGTCTACTGCAAAACAACAAGGTGCATAATAACCTTCTGCTGAAATAAAATGCTCGTTGCCGGCTGCACACTTTGGGGATATCTTAGTAACTAATGATGTTTTTTTCCATGTTTGTCTACTGTTGTGTCTTAGACTAATTTTATCCTTGGTTGGCATCAAGTGCTCTGTGTGTTCGTCCCATCTATCGCTATATTCTATTTCAAATTGTTTTATACCGAGTTGTTTACTTAATTCTCTTGCTTGTTCTATGTTGTCTTCGTTATAGGAAAATGGTATATAACTCCATTCACTATTGCATTTACTTTTTGCTACTACTTTCATTCCAACTTCGATACTTTTCCAATCAGCATTAACTCTATATGTAGTAAAATTTCCTGGTAATCCGTCAACACTGAATGCAACAGTATCTTGTTCAGTTAATATCCCAACTGTTTGTTTCCACCATTGCTTGGTTTTGTAACTACCGTTTGTTACTATTCTTAGTATAGCACCTCTACTCTTAAATTGAGAAATAATATTATGAAAATCTGGATGATATATAGGATCTCCATAGTTGCCACAGAGAGAAATATATATGTTTGTTAGATCACAATCTAAAAAATTCATAAGATTGTTAACATTTATACTGTGGTTTTTCCAGTGTTGAGGAAACATATTAATAAATTGTGTACGAGGACAACCAGAGCATTTCAATGTACAAATATTAGTAAGTTCTATGTGAAAACCATTGACCATATTAATATTTAGTAATAGCACTAATCCTACGTTTATTTAGTATTGAAATTTTAAAAATTACTGTTGTTATATTATACTGAAGTATTGGCCTAAGTATTAGTGTGGGTAGCGAATAATCAACCCAATTGTAAGGAGTTACAATGTCTCGAGCTAAACGTAAAGCAAAATATCACAGACAACAAGAACAAGACAATACTATAAACTTTAACCAAGCACTAAAACGCAAACACATTGAACTTCGTCCGAAGTCAATCAATCAAGAAAAACTTATACTAAGCCTACTAGATCCACAAACCAGTATTACTGTGGCAACAGGACCTG